GCTTGCGGCCCTTGTAGCTCAGAGCCTCGGACGCCTGAGCGCGGCCCACCGTCTCTGCCGGCGTGGCACCGAGCACACGCACCAGCGTCACCGACGTCGCGTTCACCGAGGCCACCGTGTCGACGGCACCGGCCGGCGTGTTGTAGGCGACCGTCCCCGACACGATGAGCGTGTCGAGCGCTTGGAACGTGTGCGGCTTGCCCTTGCCGTTGATGTCGGCGAGCGCCGTCGTCGACAGGAGGAACAGACGGATGGCGCCGCCGCCGCCGAGTTGGTCAACGACGAGCACGTCGAAGCGCGCAGGGTCGTTGTCGTCGATGATGTCCTGCAACTCGGTCTGCACCGGCGAGCCCGCTGGTGAGCCGTACTGCCGGTCCGTGCCGTCGCGGTCCGGCTCCATGAAGACGTCGAGCAGCGCGATGCCCTTGTCCGCCACCGTCACCGTCACGTCGCTGTCGGTGACGTCGACGGCGCGGATGAAGCCGTCCAGCATCACCTCGAAGTGCGGGCCCGACAGCGCCTTCGACATCCCGCACGGCGCGACGGCGACCTCGATGCGGCAGCGACGCATGCTCTTGAGCAGCGGGATGACAGGTGCGCTCGCCAGCGACGGCTCGGCCATCGGGTTGTCGTTGCCGTTGAAGCCGGCTCGCGCGCCGACGAACGGCGAGGCGTTGTAGAAGCCGAAGCGCGGCTGCAGGCGCACAGTGCCAGAGGCGATGAAGTCGTCGACGTCGGCGCCCCATGAGACGCTGCGCACGAAGTCGATGCCATTGACGTCGGTGAGGTCGACCCAATCCACGTCGACCTTCGGCAGCGCGAGGAACTGCGTGGCCGGCACCTCGACCAGCACGCGGACGTGGGTGGCGAAGTGCTTGGCACTCACGTCGGTGATGAGTCGCTTCTCGAAGTCCTGCACGCCGCGCGCGTAGACCGAGCGGAACCACGCGACGTCGGGCGTCCACCTCGTCACGACGAGGTCGTCCATGCGCCCATCGAAGAACGCGCCGGGCGTCCCGACCGCGCTGCCAAAGGCTGCCGATGCACCGATGAGCCAGCGCGATGTGGAGCCGCCCGTCATCGGCTGCACGTTGCCCTCGACGTAGACGCATACGCCGTCGACGTGGAAGCGCAGCCGTGCCTTGCCGATGTTGTCGGGGTCCGGCTCGCACGCCACGCCGACGTGGTGCTTGCCCGTCGTCAGCACACCGGCCGGCGTGGTGACGGCGACGTTGGTCGCGCCTGCACCGAACTCCCAGCGCATCTGCAGCGCCGAGCCGCTCTGATGGAACCCCATCTGCACGTTCGTGGCCTCGGTCTCCGGCGACGAGAACTCGCCGTACTCCGCGAGCGTGGCGAAGAACACGACGCTGTCGAAGTCGGCCCAGCACGCGATGCCCCACTGCAGCGTCTGGAACAGCGTCTCGTCGGTGTCGCTCGCTCGACTGCCGTACTGCGTGGTCCCGTTGAAGCCTCGCGCGCCTATCGCCGTGCTGTCGTTGGTCAGCGACGGGTGGACCGTCGGGCTCCCCGTCTGCGACATCGTGCGCGCGCCCAGCTCGTCGGCGAACCCCGACGCGACGAAGGCCTCGTTGAAGCGCAACAGCAGCAGGTAGTCCGTCGAGGTGCCGACCTCGACGTGGCTGTGCGGGGCGGTGTTGTCGCGGGCCATGGCTCACTCGACCTCGTCGAAGGAATCCGGGTCGGTCTCCATCACGGCGACAGCGAGGTCGCGGCCCGACAGCGCGCCGGCCAGCCGCTCGGGATTCTCCAGCAAGTCAGCGGGTGCAGCGATGGCCTGCACGAGCAGCACGAGGCGCCGCTTGCTGCGACGGTGCGCGCCGCTCCGCAGCGCACGCCAGTGCGCGACGTCGACGAGGAGCGCGTCCCGCTCCACCGTCAGTGCATCGATGGCTGCCAGTGCTTCCTCCAGCGTCATTGCTCCTCCATCACCACTTCGAGGATGCGGTTGCTCGCGCTGTGCGCCGCTGCACCGGGCAGCCGCGCGTTGAACTGGCGCGTGCTCTTGCACCGGCACAGCACGCGGATGGGCGCAGCCTCGGTGAACCACGAGCCGCTGGCCTTGACGACAGGCGCCGGCCCCAGCTCGTTCGTCAGCCGAAACGTGTTCAGCGCCGAGACCCACGATGCCGGGATCTCGAAGGGCGCGAAGAACAAGTCGCTGTAGTCCTTCGCTGCGGGCGCGCTGGCACCGAGCAGCGTGTGCCCGGTGACGCCGGCCTGCAGCGTCTCGACGTCGATCATGTTGCCCATGCGGTGCGACCCAGCCACCGCGTCGCGGTACTGCGTCACGCCGACGGGGTTGGGCGCGAGCGCTTGCAGCACCTGCACAGCGCCGGTGGCGAGGTAGTCGAACCACGCGTTGGCCGGTGTGCCGTCAGCGGCGATGGTGCGGAAGCTCCAGAAGCCGAGCGACCACCCCTGCGCGAACGCCCACCCGTCGTCGACGTAAAGCTTGTTCCTCATGTCGACGTAGAATTGCGAGCCAGCGCCGACGGTGAGCCGGTTGAGGATGTGCCCCGCCGTGATGAACGTGGTGAGCACGCCCGCGTAGGTGTTGCCCACGCCGGCACCCGACAGGATGCCCGACGACAGGATGGTGCTCGGGAAGTTCCATGTCTGCACGCGGCCTTCGATCCACGCGCGCAGCTTCTCAGCCTCGACCGCCTCGATGGGCGTCGTCGTGAACGACCAGCGCCGCTTCGTCGTCGCCAACGAGCCGAGCATCACGCCAGCCAGCGAGCGCGAGAACAGATCGCCGATGGTGATCTCCTCCTCCTCCAGCGAGTCGGCTTTGACCGGGACGACGACGCCGTTGATGTGCAGGAACGACACCGCTCAACCCTTCTGGTCGTCGACCTGACGACGACCCAGCCACGCCTTCGACGACACGCCTGTTTTGCCCTTGCGCTTGATCTCGGCAACGTCCTCGTTGATCGATCCCTTGCTGTTCCAGTTGGCGATGTTGAACGTCATCGTCATCGGCCCGTCGAGCCCAGCGCCAGCACCGCTCACCGAGTCCGCAGCGGCGAAGGCGAGCGCGGCGCCCTTGAACCCCGACGGCATGTTCGTCAGCGACATGCCGCTCACAGCGTCGGCGGCGTCCGCGCCTGCACCGCCGTCACGCGCGCGCGCTGCAGCCTTCGCCGCCTCCTTCGCCGCCTCGATGGCCAGTCGCCTCGGGTCGTCGGTGCCGACCGAGTAACCCGGCGCACCAGCCTCCTCCCTGAGACTGCCGGCAGCGTCGTCGAAGGCAGCGATGAGGCTCGACGTCCCCGACTCCATGTGCGTCATCATGACGCCGAACTTCTCGAAGCCGGGGATGGAACGAATCCAGCCGACCACCGTGTTCACGATGTCGACGAACCCGTTGAACACGGAGCGCGCGCCATTCACCAGCGGTATGAAGAAGTGCTCGTCGAGCCAGCGGACGCCGATCGTCAGGAGGTCGACGAACGACACGAGCGCGCTCAGCCCGACCACGAGCACGTCGACGAACGGCAGGAACGCGCTCAGCAGCCGCACGACGATGAGCGTGACGGACGCCCACGGCTTCGCAAGCTGCAGCAGCAGCGGGGCGAAGGCGATGATCGAGTTGCCGAGGACGATGAACATTTCGCGGAGCACGATGAGTTGTGGCTGGAATGCCTGCATGACGACGGCGACAGCGTCGAACAGCGGGGTCAACACACTCAGCGATTCGATGAGCCCGTCGAGGGCCTTGCCGAGGACGCCACCGAGTGCGCCACCGATGGCCTCGCCGATTGCGGCGCCGCCGAAGATGGACCCAACAACCCCGCCCACCGTCGAGGCGAGCTTCGCCCCACCCGCTCCAGCTCCACCCGAGACCGTTGCCGTCACCACATCGCGCGCAGCTTGCGCGCTGGGGATCATCGAGATCGCCGCTGCTGTCTTCGTCGTCGCTGCCGCCAACTCCGCCAACGATTCTGCCGCTCGGTGGCGCGCTTCCTCCTCGTCGAGGAAGGCGTCGTAGGCGTCGCGCCCGGAGACGGTGACGCCGACGATCGCCTCGGCCATGTCCTGCGCAGCCACCGTGGCGACGGAGAACGCAGCCTCCTGCTCGGCGAGGAAGTCGTCATAGGCGTCGCGCATGTAGCCGGGGTCGAAGCCCAGCCCAACAGCGACGTCTGCAGCCTTCGGCGCCTTCGTCGACGCTGCCGCCGCTTGGCGCGAGATCGTCTTGTCCATCACGGCCTGAGCAGCGATGGCGTCGTCAGCACGCGCGAAACCCTCGGTCAGCGTCTTCAGCGCTTGGTCTGCCTCCAGCGACTGCGCCGCCAAGTCCTTCGAGCGCTGCGTCAACGTCTCGAAGACAGCGCCGGCCGCGCTCACCTCCTCGTCGGCGAACGCGCCGAGGGTCGCAGTCTCGTCGAAGGCCCGGTTGCGTGCGGCCTGCGCGCCGACGAGGGACTGCGCGACCGCCGCCTGTCTGGCCTTGAGCCCTTCCGCCAGCGTCGTCGCTGCTTCGAGCGTGATCTGTCGCGCGCTCTTGCCGAAGTTCTTGAACTCCTCGGTCATCGCCTTGATGGCGTCGCGTCCCGGCTGCAGCCCCGCGTCGACGCTGGCCTTCATCGCCGGGCCGATGCCGCGCACCGACTCGGCGAACATGAGCGAGCCGGCCGCAGCGTCCTTCTGTGCGTCGGCGAACGCACCGAACGCGAAGACGGCGGCGACGATCCCCAGCCCCAGCGGCCCGCCTGCGCCGAACGCTGCGGCCATCTGCCCAAGCGCGGCGACGGTCTTGCCGGCTGCGCCCGCCTGCTCGCCCATCGCGGCGCTGATGCCGCTGATGGCGGCGGCCATCGGACCGAGCTTCTGCTGCAGCCCCTTGGCTCCCTCCTGCAGCGACGCGAACGACAGCCCCGTCGACGTCGCCGCGCCACCTGCAGCCGCGAGCTTGGCGGCGGCGTCGACCGCCTGCGCCTTGAGCGCGCCGAGCTGGCCCACCGTCAGCGACGACGTGGCGCCGGTGTCCTTGAGCGCGGCGTTGAGGTCGTCGCTCTTGCGCTTGAGTTTGTCGTACTCGGCGACGGTGTCGGCCACCGCCTTCGTGATGCCGGTGGCGTCGCCGTCGAATGTCGCCTTGACGCCGCCCACGACTGTCGACACGCCGCACCTCCGCTGCCGCCGACTCTACGGGGCTCCGTCTTCGCTGTCGCCCTCGCCGAGGTACGCGGCGAAGCGGGCTGACCTCTGCGCTTCCATCAGCTCAAGGTGCCGACCGTGCGCCTCCTCTGGTGACGGCGGGCCGAGCGGGTCGTCCTCGTCCTGCGCCTCACCGATGAGCGAGAGCGGACTCGCGCGCACGCCGCCCATCGACAGCACGACGCTCGTGATCTTCGCGTGCTCCAGCATGACGAAGCGCTCGTGCTCGGCGTGGCCCTCCAGCACGCACTCGAACTCGCGCGGCGTCATCGACCACGCCTCGTCGGGGGAGAGCTTCGCGCGGCCACACATCCGCAGCATGCGCGCGAAGTCTGGCCAGCCGTCGTGCTTGCGCCGAGGGGTCAGCCCTTCGGCGCTGTCGCTTCCCCCGGCTCAGGCTCGTCGGGCGGGGTCATGCGCCGGTAGGCCTCGATGACGCCTTCGAGGATGGCCTTGACGAGCGGCACGAACAACGTCGGCTCCTCGTCCAGCCACTGCTCGACCTTCTTCGCCGTCGTCTTGCTCGTCTCGCCCTCGGAGCCGTAGAGCCCAGCGGCTGTGAGGTGGCAGACGGCGTCGACGTCCATCGCCAGCGTCTCGACGACCTGCTGCACGGGCCGCCCGCCGAGGTGGCGCTGCGCGAGTCGCAGCGCGCCCATCGTGAACTTGAGCGTGCGCTCCTTGCCCTTGATCGTGACCTTGCTGCCTGCGAGCGGGTCCGCCATGCGTGCCTCCGTCGGCACGTTCTACCACGACGACGACGGAGCCGCGCCTACTGGATGTCGCGAAGGACGGCGCCGGTCTTCTGCACGCTCACGGCGTACTTCGTCACGTCACCCTTGTCGCTCGACGGCTCGATGCTGGTGACGATGCCAAGCACGCGCATCTGTCGGTCGCCAGCGACGTCGCCGCGAGGACGGTAGCGGAAGGCCCGCACCTCCTTGTTCAGCAGCGCCGTCCACAGGTGCTCCTGCCCAACGGCAGCCTCGTCGGCGATCAACTCGAAGGAGAGCGTCGCGCTGTCCCACGTCGGCAGGAATTCCTTGCTGCCAAGGCTGTCGTTGCTCGACGACTCCGCTGTGTCGAGCGTGATGGGCATGCGCGGACTGTTCGCCTTCTCGACGGCGACGAAGGTCGCCGTCGTCACGTCGGCGGACACCGCATTGCTGACGGCGAGTTCGGCGATGCGGCCGATGAAAGCACCTGCGACGGTCATGGCTCAGTCCTTCTGGGCGAAGCCGCCCTCTGGTTGTTGTTGCACTCCATGCAGACGACGTCACCCCCGCCCGCATCCCGAAGGGTCAACGAGCCACAAGACGAGCACGCCTGCCGCGCCGGGCCGCTTCCTGCGGCGAGTTCGAAGGACACGCGCAAGGTGGCGTCGTCCTCGATGCCAAGCTTCACGCAGGTGTGCTTGCCGGCGCGCACCTCGACGACGAGGGTCTCAAGAAGCTGGAGCAGGAGCGCGTCGTTCATCGTCAGCCCTCGTGCCACAACTCGAAGCTGACGACGAGGTACTCGCTGTCGAGTTCACCCGGCCCGATGTAGTCGGGCAGCCCGTTGGCGCCGACGCTGTCGAGGTACTTGGTCCCGTTCCGCGTGAACGGACCGGTGCGATCCATGGCGTCGTAGATGGCTCGCGCGAGCACGTCGCCAGCGGCGTAGTCGAAGCGCCCCGTCCGCACCGTCACCTGCAGGAGGAACCGCCGCAGCGGCGCGTCGTTGTGCCCGTCGACAGACTGCGAGAAGTGCTTGACGAAGACGGCCGGCATGGCGATCTCCGACGACGGCACCTCGTTGCCGACGTGGGTGTTCCTCGACGGGCCGGCGAGGAAGATGAGCAGCGGCAGGCGCGCGGCCAACTCCTCGGCGAAGTCCGTCTCTGCGTCGGGGGTCAACGTCGCCATGGCTCAGCCCCTCCCCGGATGCGGCAGGCTCTTGCCCTCGCGCTGCGCCTTGAGGCTGGCGCCGCTCTCTCGCTGGATGCGCGCGTCGTTCTTCGCCCGCCCCTTCTCCCTCGCCGCCTTCTGCCGCTTCGTCAGCTTCATCCGCCGCGTCGGCCCCTGCAGCGCCGTCGTCGGGTGCGTCACCGACAGGTCGTCGATGGTCTGCCCCGCCGCCGACAGCCGGCGCGTCCAGTTCGCGAGGTCGCCCTGCACGCGGCCTGCTTGGTATGCAATGGCCTTCGTCAAGAACTTCCACTCACCAACATAGTAGCGCTTGAAGATCTCATGGACGAACAGTGCATAAGGCGCGCTGAACCCAGCCTCGATGGACGCGCGCCGCGCCGTCGTCATCGTCGACGCCGCAGGCTTCTCGACGTAGCGCGACAGCCGCAGCCAGCCCGTGGCGACGGGCGTCAGCTTCATGGCGGTGCTGATGATGTTCGTGCTCACGATGTACAATGCACCAAGGAAGGCACCGGGTGCGCGCTTCCCATAGTCCAGCGTTCGGCGCTTGGTCTGCTCCAGCCCGTCGACGTTGATGCTGACTGCGAAGGGTGCGGCCATCAGCGCTCCCCCACGATGAGGCACCACGCGCCGCTTGACGGCGGGTCGCGGCCGGCGACGTGGAAGCGGCGCACGCTGCCGTTCCGCTCCTCGCGCGCGCGCACCGTCCTGATCCGTCCGTCGGCGGCGCGCTCGACGCCGACGACGGTGCCCGGCGCTTGGTCCCGCACGCTGCGCGGACGCTCGTGGTTGAACAGCACCCACCGACAAGGCATGCCCGCAGCGACGTCGTCGGGCGACTCGCAGCGCAGCCAGCCGTCGTTGCTCAGGTCGGGTGCCTGCAGGTGCTCGTGCAGAGGGGGCAGCGCCACGTCAGAACCCCGCTCGCCAGAAGCCACGCAGCCCCGACTTGTCGCGCGCGGTCTGCACGAACTTGGGGCGACGGGCCGCGTTGTTGTTGCTCGTGTCGTCGGCGGGCTCACCGTTGATGGAGGGGAACCAGAACTGGTCGTCCTCCTTGACCTCGTCGAGCGAGGCCATTTCGTACTCGATGACGAGCTCTCGGCCGTCGCTGCTGCGCACGATCTTGCGGGTCTTCTCCACGCGCGCTCGGTGCGTCGTCGCAGCCCCGTACACCGGCGCGCTCTTGGTGCTGGTCGGGCCGATGCCGGTCAGGCGCTTCCGCGTGACGACGTGGATGAGCCACGAGTCGATCACGTGATGAACCTGTACGGCCGCAGCAGCGCGGCAACACCGGGCGGCAGGCCGTGCGCCTCGTCGTCGTCGACAGCGACGGAGCCGACGCGGCCGTAGCCGACGCTGTAGTTCATCAGCGACTCGTTCGTCACCGACGGGTCGCGCGCTGCCGCCGAGCGCATGCCGACGACGAGCAGCACGCAGGCCCGCTGGATGGCGCGCGGCAGCGTCACCGTCTGCCCGTCGTAGGGCTGCCCCGCCTGCGCCTGCCTCGGCGTGATCCACCCGCCGTCGTAGGTGGCCTCGTAGCTCTTGCGCTCGGTGCCGGCGACGGGGTCACGCGCGACGCCCTCGCCGATGTAGCCCGTGTTCCACAGCGGCGAGCCGAGGAAGTAGAGCGAGCCCGCCGCAGCGTCGTCGACCTCGTAGTCGGTCGTCGCCAGCGTGGCGCCCTCGAACTTCACCGTCGCCACGCTGTTGATGGGCGGCACGAGCAGCAGCAGGTAGGGCGAGCCGTCGCCCTTGTGCTTCTCGACGATGGCCGCTCGCCGGTGAAGCTCGCGGTGCAGGTAGTCGACGATGATGGCGCTGGCGTCCTCGACCCAGCCCTCGAGGCGCGGCTCGCTGCCGGGCGTGATGCCCAGCTCCGTCTCGACGGTGGCGACGAGCGTCAGTGCTGCCTCAGAAAGTGCCATCGCTGCCGTCCTCCTCGCTGTTCGGGTCCGTCGCCATGTGGATCGCTGCGGCCATGTCGAAGGCGATGCCCGCCTCCATCAGCGCGACGGCGTGCGCTCGTCGCTCCTCGGTCAACTCCAGCCGGGCCGGCTGCTCAGGCGCCGCCCGAGTTCCGGCCCGCAGCGCGCCCCCGCTTCGGCTCCGTCTTCGCCTTCGCGGCGTCCTCGGCTGCCGCTGGTGCGGGCTCCGGTGCAGCCTCGGCCAGCGCCGCAGCCTCGGCGTCGAGGTCGGCGATGCCGCGCTTGAGCAGCACGACAGCGAGGTGCACCGGCTCCGAGAAGCGCTCGCCCGCGCTGATGTTGCTGCCGGTGATGTGGACGCGCGCGCGCAGCGGCACCCGGTTGCTCCCCTTCCACGCCGGCAGCTTGGCGCCCTCGTGCTCGATGACCTCGTACTTCTCGTCGGGCATGGCGACCTCCTCGCGCAGGCTAGCGTGGCACCGATTGCTTGTCGCCCGCTCCGAGGTGCAGCGGTGCGATCGCCGACCGCGACCCGTCCACCCGCGTCGCCACGACAGGCGTCGACCAGCCCATCGCCTT